TTCATTTTTTGCTCTATAGTTCCACGTTTTAAGTTCAGTAGAATCAAACGAATCATTGTCTAGGCTGTCAATACCATTTCGCATTAACCATTTCTTAAAAAATGGATACATGATAAATTTCTTTTCAGAGTTTGAATAATCAGTATAAGATGTACCATATAAACCATAGTTCATGCTATCAATATCAGAATGTGTATTATCAGATAGATTATTAAATACCAAAGTTTCAAAAGCAAGAATAATATTATCCGTTCTTGTATTATATTTTGGTATTAATGACCCATCGTGTCCTTGAATGAAAGAAACAGAAGGACTATATCCACTATCTGTTATGAATGTTGGTTCATACGCTGGCGCAATCTTCAGTGAAGTTGCACTTGGTGGAATATAAGTTTCTTTTATATTAGTATAATGTCTTACAGTTAAGGTGTCGCCGGCAGATAATGCTGATGTAAAGTTTATCTCTGTTGCGCCAGATGATAAAGTGTAATCTATATTTAATCGCTGAATAATATCATTTAAAATTACAACTACATCTTTATCATTTGTTATCGAGTCTGTAAATGATGGCATAACCTGTTCAGTTGCATTTGCTATAACCGTAGCATCTAGTGTTTGGTAATGAGAAAAATTCTCGCCAAAGTTCAACATAGTGCTGTCTTTAAAAATACTAACACTTGATTGTTTTCCTAGTGCAATAATTCCTATCGCTTCTTCTAAAATTTCTAAATCAGTTTTTGTTGTACTTGCACTTGATTCTAAGATAGTAAGAATTGTTGTTATTAGTTTGTTTTTATAGCCATTATATGCACCAGATAAGAACTCTGTTCCTTTTATAGGGTTATAGTCTTCTCTTGTTAGTGCAAAATATGCCTCTTTGATATCCACTGTATTTCGAATAAGAATGCTGCCTTGATTTGCAAATCTTAACTTGTCTGTATTTGTGCCTGATGTTCTATAGTTATTGTTCGCTATTGGACTTCCAGTTAATCCAGTAACAGTCTCAATTATTCTAACGAAATGTTCAAAAACAACAGAGTACGTTATCTCTGTGTTATAGTATGTTTTATTATCTATATTGTATTCTACTGATGGGTCAATACGCTGAAAGACTTCTTGTCCGTCATATATAACTGATGTATCAGTGCAGTAGTCTACATATATGTTACCACTGACTTCTTCAGTCATAGTTATTGTGTCATCTGCACTATCATATGTGTAGTTTTCTACTTGTTTCTGTCCGTCAACATATAAATCTATTGTATTAGAATTCTTTGGTGTCTGTAAAAGTTCAATCTTAGAAACAGAAATCTTATCACCAATCTCTTGTCTGAAGTTTCGATAATCAAATACAGTAGTTGTATACAATGGTTTATAAGTAGTACTAAGTTTGTATGTTGATGTTTCTGGTAAATCTATATTAAATACATACTCACTATTATAGTCACCTGCTTTCTCTTTTGGTCGCATGCCCAACTCAGTATCATTTGGGTAAATACTTCCCGTTACATAGTGAAATATCTTTATATCACTAAGGTAAACATTCGATGTATTGTATGACTTAAACTCAGGAACAGTAAATGATGATGCTACTGTTGTTGCCGCACTTGTATCACTTAATTCAATATTTTTATCGAATTCAATAATAGGTCTTAGTGCTTGAGATATTAAAGTAAAATTAGAATCTGTAATTAAGGATTTGATATCATCATAGTGATACCAAGAGTTATTAGTTTTCCAGAAGTCTGTAGGAACTGGAGTATCTGTTGATAATTTTTTATCAATTGTTACATAATGCTTTTTTGTTGAACCTGTTATCGAAGAATCAAAACCAGGAGATACCCAGTAATACATACTGTAGTTTACAAATTTATCTAAGTCAATTGGCAATTGAACTGTTTCTTTTGTACTTTTAAATAATCGTCTATGGTCGTTTGTTAACGCACCTTTATTGTATAACGAATTCAGTAAGTCATCATAAAATATATTATCAGATGCATCTACGTTTGTGAAAGTTGGTTCTAATCCGTAATTATCTCTTGTATATGCTGTCGCTGGAAACGTAAGATAAGAGTCTTTACTATTGTATATTCCCTTTTCTTTTCTGCCGACAAATGCTTTTGTTTTCTCCATTTTACCGGTAGAAAACACTCGTTCAAGTGTCGTTTCAAATATTGTTTCTAACTCACTATTCTTTAGATAATCTGGAAGAAAGTCATAAATCTTCTTTGCCATGTTTATTCGCCTACTAATTCAGATTGTGCTAATTGTGTAATTATTTTTACATCATTTGATGTAGTAACTGCCATAAATATTTCATTCAATGCACATGATATACTTAACAAGTTTGTAAAGTTGTTCGATGCATATTTTGGTGTAATAACTACACTAGATATATAGTCTCCTAGTTCTTTGTGAAGATACGCCGCTAACTCTGAGAAATAGAATGTGTCTCCAAATTCCCAATTATCAAGGGCAAAATATTCATTTACTTTTGTAGATACTGCTGTTTTAATTTCACTATCAGTGTATCCTACACCTAGTTTCTTAATAACTTTAAAAATCGCTTGGTTCTCATTTTTTGCATATGAACCAAACAGATATTTAAATTCTACAGGTATATAAGCAATATGGTCAGCCATTGCTGCCTTTGGTTCTATACTGTCCATTATTTTAGATAGTTCAAAGTTGTTAGGAGCGACTGGTGTAGTTGCTGTAAAATTGCCTGCTACCCATTCGTTTACTTCTCTGACATAATCAGAACCCAATACATACATGTCAACAATATTACTAGTACTTGGATTTATTCTCTTATCTATGTCAGCATAGTGTTCCCATCTGAAACTCGTAAATCTGTCTTCAACAAAAGTTGTTCCTTCTACTACTCTATACTGAATACTATTATAATTAATTTGTATTAAGTCGCCAACTGATTGGTCTACGTGTCCTGTTAATGGACTCCAAGCACCCAACTCTCTTCTTCTCCAGATGCCATCTGTTGTATTGTAGTAGATTGATGCGGAGTCTGGAACTAAATTTGCATTAGAAGCCGCCACAACACTGACTGATGCTCTTTCGAATGTTATGTTATTATCTATATATTGTTCTAAGATGATTTTCTCATCTTCAGTCACCTCAAGGATTGCAAAAGGATTATCATTTATATCTGATGTTAACAACTTAACTTTAGTATTATCTATGTAACCGCTTAATGTAGTGTAATCATCATGGATATATGATGCAACTGTTTTGTACGTAATAGTAGTATTAGAATTATTATTTGCTATATCAAACGTTGCTTTAACTCTTACTGAATAGTTTGCAAGGTCAGATAACGTTGGTGCAACTCCAAGAAATACATCAATAAGGTCTCCAACATTCACTGCATATGTCCAGAAAACAATCTTGTATGTCGTTCCTGTTGTATTTGTAATTGTAATATGTTCATTATCTAACACAACTCCATTTGCGTCTCTTAGTACAATGTTACTTGTAGTAAGTGGGTCAGTTCCAGTAGCATTTGTTATTGTAAACTCACCATAAGCATATTGTTTAAATTTTATATCATTATCTAGGTAATTTATTGTTCCTGAATCTGTAGTAGATATAGTGAATGTATATTCATCTGTAGCCGGCGATGGTCCAGAATATGTTGTTATGTAATTGTTACTTTCAAAGTTATCAGATTCATCTCTCCAAACAAAATTACTTGTAGTTGCCGCAGAGTTAAAATAAGCCAACGATACTTTTCCTTTGAAGCCCAAATCTTCTATATTCTGTGTAGATTTTACAGTATGTGCATCAACATTGTCTGCCACATTACCAGTATATCCGCCGGTAAATGCAACTGCGTTAACTGATAAGTTTGTATCTGATGAGGCGCTTGTCGGAACATCTTGTTGAATAGAGGTAGACAAGTCTGTTAAATCTGCTAGGTCTGATACTGCGAAACTTAAGGTATCAACTGGTGATGTACCTATAATATCATCTGGAGATGATGGACTAGTTATATTAGATGTAGAAAAAATTGATTGTGCTGTCTCTACGCCGTTTGGCGATATTAGATGATGTGAGAAAGTTACACCTGCTGTCGCATCTGTATCTACAAAGTCTAAATTATCTCTTGCGCCAGTGTATTGATACACTGCGTCAAATGTTGCGCCAGTACTTCCATCGGTTACAACTGTTGATAATGGGGCTTGTCCTAGCGTTACTGTTTCATCAGTTGCCGAATAAGTCGTTCCTGTTGAAGTTGTCTCCCCAGGTGCTAAGTAATTCAAGTATATAGTATCACGTTGTGATAAATTTGTTTCGTTATCAATAACATCTGTTGTATTGCCATAGAAGAATTTAACTTGTTCTCTGCTTTCAAATGCTATTCTTTTGCCAGTGAAAGTTGCTCTATATTCAGCCTCTGTTTCTCTAATGCCATAATTATAATTAAATGTAACTGAGATATCTGTAGTTGCAGTTCCTGAGCCTGCACCAACACCAGTTGCTGTGAATACTGTTCCAACCTCACTATCAGTTGCACCGATTAATGTAAAGTCTGTACTGCCCACTGTTATAATTTTGTATTCTGTGCCAACTACAAATGCGCCGGCTGTAGTGGTATTAGGTGTTAGACTCCATCCCCATGCATTTGAAACATATGTATAATATAATGTAAATGTTTCCGCATCAGGTGATACCTTAGTTTTAATTAAGGCTTTTTCTGCATCTGTGAACTTAGTTCTGAAACCTTTTACTAGTGTTAAAATGCCAGCACTTCCAACATCACCGTTCTCTGGAATCTTTTTATTTAATGTGAAATTTGTGCCATCTACTTTGTCTACATCTGCCCAAATTATTTTGCCTGAGTTTGTTTCTAATTTAAGTATATCTCCTACATTTACGCCAGATATAGTAGGTGAAACTATCATCATTGAATCTGTAGTATCTACAGTGTATGTCTTTCCTGATTGTGACAATACAACTTCTGTCGTGTTTGATTTATTTGTATGTAAAAATTTATTTAAAAGAACAGGATGTTTGATTGCTTTTACAAGTTCATTTCTAATGAAGTTGTCACTGTTGCCTTTAGCCTTATTATAACTTAGTGGCATAGTTATAGATTCATTTTCTATAAAGATACTTCCATCAGAACCCGTAACACTCAAGTTAGAGTGGTGTCCTAAAACATCATCCGTTTCAAAGAAACGAGAATTACCAGCGAAAGAAGTATTGACTGCTTTAACTTTATTAACAACATTGTTTCCTAGAGTTAATGGATATACATTATAATCTTGTGCGTTGACCATTCTGTCTTGTGAATAGTAACTTCTTGGTGCTATTCTTCTTACACTTGTGTAAGTTTCTCCTTCAAAGTTTTCTGAGAAATCTTTAGTACTTGTGATTGTTAGTGTAATTCTATATGTTCTGTTGTCACTTCCTGTATAAGGAATTGTTATTGTTTTATTTGTGATATCATTTGACTTCACTGAGAAGTTAGCATTGTCTGTTTTTCTAAACCATGTTCGGTAATTGCCAAATGCGGCATTTCCAAATACACCATCTGGATAATGCAGTTCAATTGTATTGTTTTCGTTAGAATTTATACTTACTAAGTCGCCAGAGCCCGTTCGTAAACTATTGAATATTGCTGTTTCTCTTGTGTCATTATCTACTTTTGTTACACTTGATACATATTGTTTATTTGCATCTGTTTTCTGAACCCAAACATCAGAGTTAGATATATTGATATCATCAATTAATTGTACTCTATTTGAAACTTTAGTATTATAGACGTGGTCTTTGTAACTTAATGTTCCTGCAACTGCATAAACAAAGAAACCAGTTCTATCACTGGCTGAACCTAGATTATCGTTTCGATTAACAATCGTAAATTTTTTGCTTAAGTTTGGTTCGTCTTCGTATATTCTAGTAGTTGACGTGTCTAGTATTGTTCTAACCGCTTCAAAGTTTCTGCTTTTGCCACCAATCGTAGATGTAAATGGATAGTTAATATTCTTAGTAGAACTATCTTCATTTATTTCATAAAGAGAATGCTCAACATCTGCAATTGTTAATGTAGATGCTGGATTCTGAATTTTAGTATTGCTTGTAAGTGTAGCATTTATGATGCTGATAAAATTCTCGTACCAATCTATGTTATTGCTGTCATTCCAGTTTACAGTTTTTCCTGCTAATGAAACACCCATATTATCATAAACATCTTCAGTAGTTACGACACTAGATATCTTCATAAAACCCTTTGCATTGATTGGGCGTGTCTTGTTATAACCTAGAGTCTTTGCCATCTGTAGAATACTTGCTCTACGTTCAGCAGTATCCATAAAGTTTTCACGGGTATTCATATCTAGTCGATATGATAAACTGTGTCCTAGATATGCGACTAAATCGAGAATCGCAATGAATTCCGAACTTGCTATGAAGTCGTTAAATTTATCAGGATAAGTTTGTCCTATATATGCTAGTAGGGCTTCTCTTATAGTGTCGAAATCGTATGCTTTGAGACTGACGTTGGTGAATGCAGTATATACTGTTGTCCAACTCTCACTTGCAAATAGACTGTCTGTACGTTCTTGGCTCATATTATTCTCTCTGTTATTCTCTGTCTAAATCAATACTCAACTCAACGGGTTCATTTGTTGGTAGTATCTCAAGTTTCAAAATAGCGGTTATTGTATGGTCCGAGTCTTTAATATCAATGCTAACAAATTTACATCTCGGGTCATCATTTATAATTCCAGTTAAATCTTCTTCAATTAACTCAGTAGTTTCATCAGTTAGTGGCTCAAACAACATCTCATGTATAATTGACCCATAAGTAGGCAACATTACTCGTTCACCCTTACGTGTCATAATGTGATTCATAAGGTCTTCAATCACCAAATCCTTGTCGAATAACAGGTGATTTATTGCATTTTTGTTTTTGGTACTAAAACCTGTGAATAATGGCATAACTTTTATTTTCTCTGTAGTTTATGTTACATGTATTTATCTCCACATAATATTCGTAGTTTTAGTATTGACATTTTTGTTTAATAATGTTATTATAGACACATAAATACTAGTATATCACAACAAGGATAACATTTTATGCCAAATTTAGTACCAATGGTCGTTGACCAATCAGCAAATGGAGAGCGTAGTTACGATATTTTCTCTCGTTTATTAAAAGAAAGAGTAATATTTTTGACTAGCGAAGTGAATGACTACCAAGCAGACTTGATTTGTGCCCAGTTATTGTTCTTAGAAGCAGAGAATTCAGAGAAAGATATACATTTTTATATCAATTCTCCAGGTGGAGCAGTGACTTCTGGCATGGCAATATATGATACTATGCAGTTTATTTCATCTCCAGTATCAACTACTGTGATGGGTCAAGCATGTTCTATGGGTTCACTACTTGCTCAAGCAGGTGCTGAAGGCAAAAGATATGTGTTACCAAATAGTCGCACGATGATTCATCAACCGAGCGGTGGTGCAGGTGGACAAGCAACTGATATGGAAATTCAAGTTAAAGAAATTCTTAAGATGAAAGAAAGATTGACTGGGATTTATGTATCACACAATACTGCTGGAAAGACATTTGAAGAGTTGACTGAAGCGATGGAACGAGACAACTTTATGTCTGCTGAAGAAACTGTTGCGTTTGGTCTTGCAGATAAAGTTATAGATAAACGTTAAGAAAACCCAGGCACATAACTAAACATTTTAGCAGTTTTCATCTTTCTTTGTGCTAGTTTATCATTTACTTTGCCATTCTTTTTTATATTACTTTGAATTTCATCTGTTACTGAATACCAGTTTCCATCATTTATAAGTTTAATAATAGAACTGTTTTCTATAGTATCAACACCTTCATTAAAGAAGTGAAATATCAACGCATCATACTGTGGTTGTGCTAGTTGCACTTTAACGAATCTTTCTAAAACATTTCCTATATTTCTTAATTGTTTTTCTAAAATAAAATCAGCGGCACCATTTGATATCTTGTTAGAAAAAATGTCTATTCTTGTAGATGCAACTGTTATGTAGTTGTAATCTATTTCTGTGTCTGATATCTTATAATTATATCCTACTATGTTATCTTTTATTGTGAGTGTTGGTATATTATCAAGCAAAATAGCATCCTTACTGTTTGAAGAAAAAGTTAGGGTGTTAATATCACTCATTACTACCTTAATATGAGAAAGAATATAAGTTGGCTTATTATTTACGTCATATCCCGTTCCTAAGAACGTACCATTGGGTGTTATCACATTAAGTGGTAACTGTATATAATTTAACAATGAGCCTTTTCTTTTATCGTATATCATAATTTATCCCATGTTTTTCTTGCCATCTTCACTGGCATATGCTTTTGCGTAATCGCTTGTAGACAAATCTTTTGCATGTGGACGAATAAATGGTTCGTGGGTCGGCATCTCAGAAACTATTGTACCTTTCACTTCCGTATTCTCTGCATTTTGCATGTCTGGTTTTGAATCTACTTGAATTAGTTCTGATTCTGCCGCAATAGGACCATTCAAATGCAATAATCCTCCAGTAGACACGACACAGTTTACACCAACTGATATATTCATTTGGGCTTCAGTTTGAATAAATTGAGTGCCTTTACTTCTTATATGCAATTCATTGTCTGAGTTGAGTTTTGTATTTCCAATACTATGTATATTGATATTTTCTGCGGCTTCTAAATTAATATTTTTGGCTGCACGAACATTGAAATCTTTTTCAGTTCTCACACTCATAGAGCCCTTTGCATAGACCATTACTTCGCCATTTGCGCCTATTTCTATCCAGCCAGAACCATCACTATTCACTGCGTAAATAAAGTCGTTACTGCCATCTAAAATAATACCAGAACCAGATGCTGT